CATTTCCTACTCCTTCACATACTTGGCGTATTCCTCAAGCGGAACACCCAACTTTTTGGCAATCGCAACCTGACTCGGAGTCAACCGGACAGTGCGGCGTGCATGATTTGAGCCCATTGAACGGGCGGCAGAGGCAACCGTTTGCACGGGCCGGTTACCTCTGGAAATCGTGGATGCTCTGTCAAACTTTTGGGGAAACAGATCTCGCATCCTTTTGTCAAGCTCATCATAATACTCATCAGAGGTGGGATCAAATCCATCCTTCTGAATCAACTCTTTATGAATCCCCCAAGCGGCATGGGTCATGACCGTGTCCTGCCCAAACCACTCGTTTCGCTCCGCCCAATCCTCCGCTTTGGGGTCGGGGGACCGAGGAGCGCGCGCAGCAGGGGCGGCGGGCGCGGGCTGCTGTTGCTGCTGCTGCATCTGCTGGCTTAAATAAGAAGCCTTTTGCGACGCAACATTTGCCACTTGATGCCTCTCCATCATCACAGTGGTTAATCTTTGCTGGGCCTCTGTTTCAGTGTCAAAGTCCCCCTCTTCTCGCGCCTTCCTGATTATTTGCTTTAGCGCCAGTGCCTGACTGTCAAGCCTTGTTCCAGCCTCTGACAGCCTGTCGTAGTCAGTTTTTTGGTATTGCTGCTCTAACAGGGCGGCCTTTTGCTGGGCATTTCTAGCGTAATCAAGCGCGGCCTGCTCACGACGCTCAGTCTCGCGCAAACGAGCAGTTAACTTGTCTATCCGACGTTTTACTCGCTCGCTGTACTGGTCAAGTTCGCTTTCCCCTACTTCAGGGGAAGAAACTACCTTTGACTCCTCAGGGGTAATAGTGACTGTTGCGGGAGATTCGTCTTCCCCTACGTTAAACTGCATTTCTTCGTCTGCCATTTGCATGCTCCTCACATGTGAAGGATGTCTTCGGGGTCGTTAATACGGCCCACGATTTCATCGTCGTTCAAGATACGAATTTCCCCTCCGTCAATATTGATGCGGAGTCCGGCATAGCGCCCAAAGATGATCCAATCGCCTTCCTTGCACCAAGGACCGGAAGGAAATTTACTTTCGTCCTTGTAGGCAAGGTCGCCGACCTTCAAGACATAACCGCAAGTCGTCGCCAGATTGGCACGACGCACTGATTCTTCCGCCAAAACAATACCGCCCTTGGTCTTCTCCGGCCCACGATAAGGAAGAATGGCAATTCTCCAGCCCACGGGAGTAGGGACAAGGTCTAGCAATGTTTTGTTAAGATTTTCGGGACGAAATTTCCCCTCAGAATCATAAGCATCGTCTAGTGCAGGGCCCCTTTCTTCGCTGGCTTCCCTCCACTTCTGCTCAAGCGCTGTCAATGTCTTTTCTTCAGACTCTGCTGACATGAGTGTCCTCCCGTTGGTTAAAAATCATCGCCGCTGCGTTTCGCCAAAAGCTCTTTGGCAATCGCTTCGACCATTTTCAAACCTTCAAGACGGCCCATCATGAAACGATAACGCTCCATGTCGGCAATATTTCCGTTGAGCACAAACGTTTCTGTGTCAGCCTGCAACTTTCGTATCTCTTTAAGGAGACTTTCTGCAAATTCGAACATGGTTTTTTCCATGAAAAGCAGACGAATTAGGCCACGTCTGAAGGCGGTGCCATGGTGCCGTCAAATGCACACCATGGCAAGTAATTCTTTTCCCTCAATAAATCTTGGTAGGCGTCCTTCCGTCACGCCGAACAACCGAACGAACCATTCCGCCATCGGCCTTCTTCATGCGCGATTTTCCAGCCTTCCCGTAGGCAATCGCAGCGGCCTGTGACACGGCAGCCTTGACACTCTTCGGCTTGGTTGTGCCAAGAGAGCCAGTCTTCTTGAATTTACGGACCATCTCTCCAATGTTGGCGCTAATGACCTTTTTACTGCGGCCCTTCTTGAGAGGCATTTTGCTGTGCTCCTTGGATTTGTTCGTTCATCATGGCCGCTCGTTCGCGTGCAACGTCCACTCTGGCTCCTGCAATCTTTTCCTGCGATTGAATTCGCTGCTGTTGAATCTGCGCGTTTTGCTGCAGTCTCGCTTGTTCTATTTGCAGCTTTGCTTGGTCCTGCTGTGCACGAAGCTGCAGTTCCTTCTCCTTCAACGCAATTACCGGGTCCGGTCCCGCCTGCTCCGCGCCCGCGCCAGAAAGCTGTTCCTGCATAGCCTTTGCTTCCTGCAGGTACTTTGCAATCAATGTTGCAATCAAACCCTCTCGTTGAATCGCAGAAACCATTCGCTCTGGGTCCTTCCCATACTGGCGGAAAAGTTCGGCCTCCGCATCTTCTTCTGCTTTAAGCCGAATGTGCTCAAATACGTGCTTCTGCAGCGTAATCGCCGCTTGAGGCATGGATTGGAGCAACGGTGACATCCCCATTAGTAGGTGTGCCATGATATGGGCATCATGTTGTTGCCCAGCAAAGGCCTTTAGTTCCATTAGGTCCATCACCGCTGCATTCTCGGACGCCGGGTCCTTGGGCATCTGCGTGTTCTGAGGCTTCAGAATGCCGTCAATGTCCCGCACGTTCATCGCGGCGTAGACGCGATAGTAGGCTTCGTACAGATTGTGCATCTGCGGCGCGCTCTGCGCCATTTCAAGCTGCATCTGCGCCAGCGTGAGACGCTGTGCGCTTGAGAAAATGTTCGGGTCGGATACCGGAAGCACCGCGACCATGTTGTTGAAGTCGTAACGCTTGATCGTGCGGCTTGCACCGGGCACATCGTATGGATATGAGTCAGGAAGGCAGCGAGCAAACCCGCGCGCGAGCATCTCAAACTCAAGTTTTTGCGAATAGTGCAGCCGCTTGTGGATAGCGGACATCACCATCGAGCCGCGTTCCAGCAATGCAAGGGTAGTTCCTACCGCAGCCTGCTGATTTCCGTCTCCGACCTGCATGTCGGCGATGCTGGCAAGGCGCTGACCGGCTTCAACCGTAAATCCAAGCAGCTGGAACAGGGTGTTGCTTGGTTCTTTGTACGGGAGCGGCAACAAAGAGGCCGAAAGTTCCGCGCCGCCCGCGTCAATGTCCCTCCACTCGCCCGGCTGGATGGGATTGTCGTCGTCCGCGATGCGTGCGCCTTTGGCCTTGAACCCTGCAGGCAGGTTAGCCAGCGTACCAGCATCCAAAAGCTGACGAAGTGCCGAGGTCGCCGCCTTGGAAAGGCCTCCGATCAAGTGCACAAACCCAAGGCCATAGGCCCCCGGGCCTTCTACCAAGACGTAATGAACGAAATATTCGATTCGTTGCTTGAGTTCGTCGCCCTCTTCCCAGTTACGACGGATTCCAACGACCTTGGAACTGTTTTCTTCAATCGTTACGACGTATGGGCGCTTGATTCCGGTCAGATTTCCTTCTTCATCCTCGTCTTCAAAGCCTTCAATGTCCAAATCAACATGAAATTCGAGCAGGAAAATCTCGTCGGTGTGGCTTGAGGGCTCAATTCCGACCAGTCGGTTGATTCCAGACTGGATTTCGGACGGAGATTCGGGACTCGGAGACGGAAAAATCGTGGTATCAAGGTATTCTCCCGACCACGCACGCTTCTTGAAGTCGTTTTCGTACATTGCAATGCGATGAGTAATGCGCGGGCACTCACTCATCACACTCGATCCATTGTATGGAATCACCAAATCGTCGGCCAAAACCAATTTACTGACCATTCTGCCGCGCGTCGCGTCAAAATAAGTCTTCTTGAACACGGAACCCCCGTACCCAAGGTAGAACAAGGCTTGGTCCATCTCCGGTGTGTACTCCGACATCACCGAAGTAATCTGGTAATTCATGAAGTCCTGCACGCGCGCGGCCTGCTGAACCTTGTCCAAGGTCTCTTTGCCGACAATCTGCGTCCTGACAGGGCCTCCAGCGGGCATCAGTTCCTTAAATGCCTGCGCCTGAAACTGCACAATCGCCTCTGTAAGCATGGGATGCGCGGCACCCGAGGCTCCACGGAAGGGCTTTGTACGCTCTTCCAGCTTCAAGCCCAAGAGCTCAAGGCCCTTGGTGTACTGCGTCTCCCAGTCCCCACGGCTGGCCTTGTCAGAGTCATATAGGTCCAACAAGTCCATCGCGATCTTCGACAGCACAGACTCGTCGATGCGCTCCGCGAGGTTCTCGTAGAAGTCCCGTGGGCCTTGGTCCATGGTCCCTATTTCAATCGTCGCGCCCCCATCAGGGTCAATCACCACTTCGATGTCGGGCATCTCGTCTGTGACGGCAATGACCTCAAGCGAAGGCGCGGGGTTCAGGGCTTTTTGAACTGGCATGAAGGATGTCTCGTTTGTTTATCCGTATGACTTAATGAAAGAGTTCATGCCGCTCGCAGCCATGGCGTTCGGGGAACTATTGTTCAGCCTATCATAGTCTTTTTTGGCGACATCCTCCGGGGTTTCTTCCGGCGCAACCTTTGCCATCAGTTCTCCAGCTTTTTGAATGAACGAATCAACGTCATTGCCTTCAATTTGCCGAGGGGCCCATGGCTGCCCGGGAAAGTTTACCTCTCCGCCGTACGCATAGCGGGAGGACTGCATTGCAAGCACCTCTAGCGGAGACATCCCGCCGCCTTCCGCCGCCAGCGAGCGAAAAGCGGTGGTGGGTGCAATTCTTGTTCCTATTGCAGCGGTCGGACGATTGATTGGCCTGTTGGTCTCTAGGTCATAAACCTTTCCGTCTCTTCCACGGTAGTACTCTGGAGGAACTTCCGCTGCTGGAGACTGCGCTATCTTAAGTGCTGGAGAGGGCGCAGCTGTTGGGAGCGCGAGAGGCTGAGGTGAACGCATGGCCGGCTGCTGCGTTTTTTTCTCGGGCGTGAAAGACGGCGTTGGAGGCGTTGGCTGCGCCAAGGAAAGGGCCGGCAATGTAGGGGACATGGCGGAGGGGGATGCTTCAGAAGCCGCAGCGGCGCTTAATCCCGCCCCAAGCTGCTGTGTCGTTTGCGGCAAAAGATTCGGCGAAACAACTTGAACCCTTCTTCCCGGATTCCGCCGTCCCTGACGCCGTCTTCGACTTAAGAGGGACAGGTCTTTAGCCGCTTGCCCGGAAGGGCCTTGCCCGTCCTCTCCCTGCTGGGCGGGGTTAACCATGTTGCCCATGTAATCATACGTGCTTCCCTTTGGCGCAGACGGAGCTTTTGAGGCCGCCATCAAAGGACGTGACGCTGTTGTGAATAGGCTATCGTCGCCCTCCTCAGAGGAGAACATGGACGCATAAGGGTCATCCTCGGGCCCATAGGTCAAAGGAGAGTCACCTTCCGAATAAATCAGGGAGTAAGGGTCTCTGGTGTCATAAGAAACACCGCGACCGCCCAATGTGAATTCCCACGGGTTTTGTGATTTGTAAAAACCGTAGGCGTCCGCAAGATAGTCAGAGGCAGAGGTGTCCCCGGGTTGGCCCGGATAGCCAGAGTAGTCTGGCTGTGCCTGCCCCGGCCCCTGTTGCTCTCCCTCTTCTCCCTGCGCCCTAATCGAAAAAGGTTCTGGAGCTTTGAGCCCCGCCTTGTCGGGAAGCAGGAAGTCCCCCGCCGCGCCTAGGGCTGCGCCTTCTACTCCGCCTATGTAGGAACTAGCTCCGCCGAGCAACGCTCCCGGAAGCCCTCCTGATACGCCCCCAGTAAATGCTCCCACACCTGTGTTGATCAAAGTAGAGAGCGCGGGATTTCCTATGATTCCCGACACGACACTGCCAATACTTCCGACGTTTCCTGCTCCCGCGACGCCTGCCGAAAAGGCCCCGGAAAGTCCTGCGCCGCTAGTCAAGGCTCCGATGGCAGAACCAATTCCATGAAGACCCGCTGCAAGCCCTGCAAACTGTGCAATGGTTCCAAGACTTCTAGCAATAACGCTAAATGCCCCACCGCTGTCTTTAGAGCGATAGTAAGCCGCCGTGTCGTTGATGTATTGCCCAATAGAGTTTCTTAGGACCGGATTTTCAGTTGCCACCTGACGCATCGCCTCAGGCTTGTCTCGCAAAATCCCAAACTCTGGGTCATTAAACAGTTCACGAATAACTGAAGCGGATTCTTGGTTGATGCGCCCCGCATATCCGTTAAAATTGTTTCTATCGTAAACCCCGCCTCCTGCGGTAAAAGTATTTCCGGGAGCAATGTAATAATTAGGAGCGCTTGATTTTACTTGTACATATCCCCTTGACCCATCTGCGTTAACAACAAATTCTTTTGACCCAAATGATCTTGAATATGCTCCACCAGTTCCCGCATCGGTTGGATTTCCGCCTTGCACAAAGCCAAGATATGCACTGTTAAACCTCCCGCTGTCAGGAAGCGACTGGCCCGGGGCTATGACTGGATTTGCGCTTCCGATAACTCCTAAAGGATCTGGACTATCGACGTAAAAAGTAGTTGTACTTCCTCCTCCTCCTCCAAAAATACCCGGATTAGTTGATCGAACTGTCGCCCCGTCAATAATTCCAGTAGGGTTAATGTATGCGCCATTGATCATTGGCCCCAATCTAGGATTGGCCTGCGTTGTTTGCAGCCCAGCATCCCTAAACGCTTGGTTTGCTCCCGCAATATCGCCGGTAATTCTCCAGCGATATTCCGGCATAACTTCTACTTTTGTGCTTCCAGCAGCATTGAGCCCAGTGCGAGAGAATCTCTCAGATACATATGTAAAGCTGTTTCCTATGCCCCGTTCAACATATACATTTGCATTAGGCTGGGCCGGAGGAGTATTAGTCCATCCAACCGTTCTCCCTTGCGCGTCCTTAACCGCAAACTCAACCTGCGAAGCGATGTTGAACTGCTTAAGAATGGAGTTGTAGGTGGCCGTGTCTACGAGCCAGTCATCAATGGCCCCACCAGAAAGATGCTGATTGGGGTCAAAGGGGTTCATGAACCCGTAGTCGCGTAACCTGTCACCCATGACTTATCTCCTTCTCCAGCCGCACCAAGAACTTGACACGAAAAAATACCCTATGATATTGCTCAATTTTAGGCCTTAATCTTCCGCCCCGACAAGTGCCGCACCGTGTGTTCCACGTGGAACATCCTCAGTAATACTCTGGAACAAGGTCGGCGGATTCGTCCTCGTCGTCCTGCAAATCCGAACCAAGCGTCACAAAATTCCCCGAGCGAAACCGCATTAACGCCTGCGTCGTCGAGTCCACCATGTCGTCATGATCCCCGTTCGGAAACGCCGCACACTCCTCCACCAACTCCTCCGCCCAGTCCGTATACGGGGCCCACACCATCCCCGCCTCGAACAACGGCGCTATCGAATGCGCCCTCGATACCTTGTCCTGCCCCGCTCTACGCCCACCCGGCGAGTACATCGTCACCGGAATACCCATCCGTCGCATTTCCTGCTGCAACGTAATACCCGTCGCCTTGGCTTCAATCAACACATTGTCAGGACGCCAGTAGTCATGCTCCTCCTTCGCAATCCGTTTCAGCTCAGGAAAGTCCCACCGACCACGCCGGACCGCTAGCAGGATAATATTCGGGCCAGAGTCCTCTCCGGGATAAAACACACCCCACGTCGTAATGACAGAATAGTCCGCCGTCTCCTTCTTCGAGTACGCCGTGTCATACGACTGAATCAGATAATTCACCGCCGGCGGCTCCTCAGGCTCCCAAATCTTCCACCACTCCCGCTTCAATATCGCCCCTTCGTCGTTCGTGGGCTGCTGCTGGTACATCGCATTCCACTTCTGCGCGGACAGCGACGCCTTCACCGCCAACAACTCATCCAGCGCCCAGAACTCCGGCCACAGCGCCTTGCCAGACGGCAATATTGCCGGGAACTCAATCACCTCCCACTGGTCGGCCCGGTGACTCGTCTGCGCCTTCAACAGCCTCGAAGTCAGGTCCTTCGTCCCCCAGCGCGTCATCACAATCACCACCACGCCACCCGGCTGCAACCGCGACCGTGGACCAGACGTATACCACTCCCACGCATTGTCCAAAGCCAACTCCGAAGCCGCGTCCTGCTCACTGTGCGGGTCGTCAATAATCAAAATATCCGCACCACGGCCCGTCATCGCGCCCCCAACGCCTACCGCAAAATACTCCCCACCATGGTTCGTGTCCCACCGGCCAGCCGCCTTACTGTCCGCACGCAACGCAACATCGGTAAACACCTCCTTGTACCGCTCCGAATCCATCAGATTCCTGACCTTCCGGCCAAACCGTACCGCCAGCTCCCCCGTGTGGGTCGCCTGAATGACCTTGGTTCGCGGCTCACGGCCCATGAGAAACGCAGGCAGGAGGTACGACGCAAACTCCGATTTTGTGTGTCTCGGCGGCATGTTGATAATCAACCGCTTCAGCTTGCCCGCCGCAATCCGGTCAAACGCCTCCCCCATCTTCTTGTGATGCGCGCCAATCAAAGCCTCCGGCCATACGTACTTGGCAAACCCCAAAAAGCGCTTGGCAGCATTCTCCTGCGCCTCTAACTGCAACATCCGTAGCTCTAACTTCGAACGCTGCAACTCAAGTTCAGCACGATTCATAAAGGCTCATTTCTATTTCAAAAAATATAAATACCCCCCGGGGTAGGCATTTTCAGCAAAACAAGGGGGTAGGGGGGAAAGGATAACGGACCAAGGACCGTGGGCAATTCTTTTTTGGAACTAATCGATTATGCGAAATCGAGCTTTAGCCTTAGCTCCTGAAATGCCGGGGCCCATGGCCCATGCTGCGTCGCGCAAGTACCACGGCCCACGGCCCGAGGCTGACTCCCCCCACCCCCCGGCCCGAGCGGCGCGGATACCCCCCGGGGTATATGGGCGTATACCCCCGGGGGTATACGCCAGGTTCTCGGCCGCATACCCCCCGGGGTATGTGACCGTATGCCCCCCGGGGTATGTGACCGTATACCCCCCGGGGTATGTGCCACGGACCACGGCCCGGCACCACGGCCCGGCGCCACGGCCCGGCACCACGGCCCGGCGCCACGGCCCGGCGCCACGGACCACGGCCCGCGCGTGACGCATGACGGGCGAAGGTGAGCAGGCCACGGGCCGAGGATCGCGGCCCGGTTCGGAAATTGAACGAACGTTCAATTAAGGACGGGCTCGAGTCGGCACGTGCCGGAGCGTATGCGGCGCGATACCAGCCCGCGTGGCCTGTGGCGCGCTACGGGCCCGCGTGAGCGGGTTTATCGGTCAGGCCATAGGTAGGTACAGGGTATAACCTTGGCTGGCCTGTGCGGGCTCTCCGTCGGTCTTAGAGACCATCGATTCTAAGCCGTTTTTAGAGAGGGGGCCGGTAGGGTAGTGAGGGGTGCGCGTCCGGACGCCTGTGCGGCCTCTCCGTGGGTCTGGCGGCCATGCCGCGCGAGCGGCCAAAAGAAAGCCCCGCACAGGGCGGGGCTTGATGGGAGCAGGGTGGCGGGCTGTCAGGTGGCGAGGCGCTCGCCCTCTGCTTCTATTCGGTCCAACGCGCCGTATATCTCCGCCCAGAGGATCGGCGTTAACCCGAACCTGCGATCCCCGTCCCACAGTTCACCGGCATCTAGCGCGCACGCTAGCGACCCGCTGAACCGACCTAGAATGACGGTCGCCTCGAAGTCGCCGCCCTCACTATGGGGTTCAACTTCCACGATCAACCCGTGACGCAGATGAATCCTCATACCGTCACCTCCGTCTCGCGGCAGTGGGCATTCCACTGGTCCGCGGCTTCGGCCATGCGGCGCAACTCCGCTACTGCGTTATCTCGGCCCGTCCGGGTCTCACTGTTCTCGATAACGTGGACCAAGAAGGTCACGAGGCCTGCCCATGTCGGGGTTATATCAACCGTGCGATCCATTTGCTTTTCTCCAGTATGCGCGGCCCGTTGCCGCGACCCAGATACTGCGCGCGCGGCGCGCTGGCGTCAATGCCCGGGCAAAAGAAAGCCCCGCACAGGGCGGGGCTCATGGGGGCGGGGCGGGTCGGGTCAGGCGGCCACGCGTTGCCGCCAGCCCGGACCGTGATCGAGTATCGCGATGCCGAGGCTGCGGCGCCCATCTGCGCCGCTGCACGCGCGACACTGCGCGCAAGTCGCGACTTTGCCAGCCTCGGCACTGGCTGGACAAATCCGTTCAGTCGGCATCACGTAATCGTCACGGCGCACGCGGAATGTTCGCCAGCCCGCAGCGTGCGCGGCATCGGCTTCGGCGATGCTGTCCGCGCTGGCCATTACCAGCGCGCGCCATGCGGCCACGCGCGAGCCTTTCAGGCCTTGCCATGCATGGGTATACCCCGTGCGGCCCGCTGCGTCGCGCACGAAATTCCGCCAGACTGAAAGCGGGCCCGCGAGTGGATCACCATATGCGCCGAGGCGCACCATGCGGCCGCGCGCGTACGCGCGAGCCTGCGCCGGCGTCGCGCGCGGATACGCGCCGCGTTTGTACGCGTTAAAAACTGACAGTGGCGCACGCCACGTTGCGACATAGCACGTACGCTTGCCGGTAGCGGGATCGAAACGGTGCGGGCACGTGCCGCAGATAGACGCGTCGCGGCTATCTATTGCCGCGACGTGCGGCGGCACGTCTGCGCGCAGTATCCACGTCTGGATCATATCGCCAGTTTTCGGGTTGCTGCTGCTGTCGGTGGCGATGATCACAATAGGCGCGCCGTCCAGCGCGCTTGGACCTTCCCATAGAATTATCCCGGCCATGATATTTTCTCCCTGTATTTGGCCGCCACGTCGGCGGCCATGTGCGAACCTTAAGCCCTTGCGCGGCTTAAGATGATTTCATCTGAAAGCGTTCCAGTATATTCGCGCCAGCCTATTTCCCGCCAGCATACCATCGAGGGGAAGCCGCTCACGGGGCGGCCTTTTCTTAGCGCGTTATACGCGCGAACGGCGCCTAAACGCGTGCAATATCCACGCGCGGTGGTAAACCCGTCGTCCAACGTAAGCCAGACCAAAAAAGTAAAATCATCCATATTGATTCTCCCTGTATTGGGCCGCCACATCGGCGGCCATGTGCGGACCTTATCTGGTATGCGTCCGGGCGTCAATTATAGAATTTCCTCCAGCTTCCCCACTTTCGCGCGTCCGTCGATGATCAATCGCGCGTCGCGGCCCGTCATGATTTCATGCGCGGCCGCTGCCGACAGGATGCGGACCACGTCCGCCTCTAATTCGCGCGCGAAGGTGAAAAGGGGGCGGCCGTCTAACTCTGCAACGCGATTTCCCGCGCGGGTGTTGATTTCGAAATTCACTTTTAGTTCCTCCAGTGTATGCGCCCCAGTATCGGGGCGCGTTGATTATGCCAGGGCGTCCGGACGCCTTCAAGCCGCGAGTAGCTTGCCGGCGATGCGCTCGAGCGCGACGCGTTCCGACTGGTGCTCGATCTCGCGCGCGGCTGCGGTAATGGCGGTGACGGCATCCCAGATCGTTTCAACCGGGCGGCCTTCCTCGAGAATATGCTGGTGCTCAAAACGCTTCGCGACGCGCGGCCCAATTAACCTTGGCAGGAAGTCCGCCGAGATTTTCCGGTTGCGCGCCTCATCAATGGCCAGCACTACGTTACGGTCTGACTCCCGAGCTATCGCGGCCATGCGTGGCAGAACCGCATCGACCCACCGCGCGCCCGCGTGCTGGGTGTGGCGGATCGCGATTTCGTGCACTTCTTCCGCGCCCCAGACGATCCTGTTGCTGCACACGTAATCGAAAAGGAACGTCGTGATCCGCAGCGAAGCGCTACCGACTTCAGAATTGGACACGAAAAACCCGCGCGCAAGGCTTCCGGTGCGCCCGTCACGGCGGTTCGGCAGTTCGATGCGGCGCTCCTCGTCCGCAAGAAAAACGAACATGTCCCGATCACTTGCGAATAATGTCGTGTTCTTTTTCGTGATTTCCACGGCCTTGCCGAATTCCCCGGGGATTCGGAAGTCCCCGGTGCGCCCGTCTCCGACCCGGTCGATCAGGGCGTCGATCACGTCGACGTTCAGAATGCGACCGTATTTTGGTCCGGTCAGGGCGTGAACCGCGTCGTCCGACGCGTACAGCCGCAGGTCTTCCGCAACCTCAGACGACTTCGTGACAAGAATTTCTGACACGAGCCGGGCGGGCAGAGAGCGCAGGAACTCCGGCGGCGCGCCGACTTTTCCGGCCAACTGGCCAAAGGCCCAGTGCGTCAACTTGCGAGGGCGTAGGAAGGAATTGTGGACGACGACGTCGTCTCCGGAGTCGGCGACGTGCAGGTCCTGCAGACGGATGCTGCGATCCGCCCAGTCGCGATGCGAATCCATCGCGTCGCGCATTTCAGGCAGTGACAGGAAGCGCTCGTCGGCAGGACGATGGGCCCAGTTAGAGTGGCAAGCAGTGAGTGTGGTCATGTCTTATCTCCTGTATTGGCCGGGGGACATCCCCGGCGTGTTCGAACTGTGGAATAAAAAATTTTATCTGTCAACCCCGCCGATGATAAATTTTTCGGCGTTGGACTTATCCAAGCCCGTGGCCCGCGTTGTCCACGTCCCGTCCACCAGTTCCCGGATTCGCCATGCCTGCACGATGTCGTATCGGCGATTCGGGCGCTGCACTTTCACGTTCCGGCCAAAAGCCCTGCGAGTACCGTCTTCACTTATCATGATTTCGGAAGAGTGATCGGCCACCGCGCTGGAGGCACGCCGTGTGGGTATTTTCATCTCGATCTCCTTTCTGCTTTCGAACCCCGCACGGCGAACCGTGCGGGGCAACTGGTCAGGTTTGATTTTCCGGCTGTTTTGCAATCCATTCCTCATGGCTGGGGTGGTCCGGGCTGAACTGACCCTTGACGACAGGAGCGGCTTTCCCGCTACGTGAAATGCACATCAACCCGACTCTTTCCGGCGCGAACCCGTGCTCCCAGCAAACCGAACCAAAATCGTCTACCCATGTTTTGGAACGATCGCTGGACGTTAAGTAAACTTTCACCACAACCGTTTTGGTCTCGACGGCACTGCGGACCTTGCGGTAGAGCTTGGTCAGGTCGTCCCCGCGAACCCATTCGCCACCGTAGATCCCGCACGTGACCACCAGATACTCAGTGTTTTCCACTGGATTTCCTTTCTGCTTTCTGTTTTGACAAAGAACGATTGATCGGAATTTCGACCAACAACCCGATCTTATCACATCGGAGTCCGGACGTCAACCCCTGTCCCGACGGGCTAGTGCGGACAGTGTCAGCATGAACAGGACGCGGAGCGCGATCCGAAAAAACGGTTTCGCCTCTTCAAGGTGTTTTCGATTGATCTTCATTTTCTCCCTTTCTGGTTTTCGAACCGGCGCAGGATGCAGCGCTCAGGCAAGCCCTGTCAACGCGTCCCGGATGACGTGCCACGGCGCGCGTCGAAGCGGCCAGCATCCCACCGGCTCAACGCGCAAGCCCTGCAACTGCAATTCCACCGCCTGCGCGGCGGAGTAAAGGCGAATTTCATCGAGGTTCAGGCAGGCCACGAGAATGCCTGCCGGGCAACCGAGCGCAGCGTGACGGGCGTGGAATGAGACTTGATGTGCAGACAGTGCGACCTTCATCCCGGACCGCACCACCTTCAGTTCAAGTGTGATGAAAAAACCCTCTTCAAAGGCAATCAAAAGGTCCGGCAAACCAAGCGTTGCCCGGCTTTCAAGGCGGGTGAATTCGCAGCGCTCAAGGTTGTCGCGCAGGCGTCGATAGAATTGTGCCTCAGTGGTCATTCTGGGGCTCTACAGGCGCTTCAAGCACAGAGTCCGGGTCGAAGTCCGGCTCCGCCGCAATCTCGCGTTCTACGGACTCCTGAACGGCAATAGGGTCCACGTCGATGATCTCCGGCGAAGCACCGCCCACGAACATTGCTTTGATCTCTCGCAGCTTCTGGGCAACTTCCTCGCGGCTCATGCTGTCGATGGTGCCAACCCGGATTTCCTTTCGATCCACGTAAATGGTGCCCAACGCCTGCCCGCGCCGGTATTCAGCAGACACTGCCGCGCCGTATGCTCCGGCCTGTAGCGCCGCGTCCCGGATTCTCTGCAGGTCGCGCATATGCCGCTCAAACGTCGTGCCGTACTTTTCGTTCAACTCCCGCCGGTACTCTTGGATCGCTGCCACAACGTGGGGACTGCGGGCAGGGTCCGTCAGGTCACGGCCCGTGGACTTTGCAATGTGCTCCGAATACCCCGCCCGGATGGCCGCCTCGCGGACGCTGATCGCGCCGTCGTTCGCGACAAACTCCTGCACGAACCGCCGCTCCCGGTCGGTCAACTGCTTCAGGGGAATCCGCTTCGAAACAGGCGCGGACAGCCGTTGTTCGACGATTCTCCGGCTCGAGGTCCTCTGGTTTACCGCAAGCCCAGTGTGGTTTTCTTTTTTCTTAGGCACTCCAACCCTCCGCTTCCTTTAGCTGATTTTCTATGAAAAACAAAAACATAAAAATAAAAAATGATCCGCGCGCGCACCCCGTATATTTCTATAACACCTTACACCTTACTCCTGCACCATATTGGTGTGTGATGTACTAAACCCTTGAAAACACTATACTCTTACACCCTTACACCACTTACACCTATTTTCAAAAAAAAATATTTTTTTTTCACTCGTGGGTAAAACTCCCTAGTGGTTTCGTGTAAACGCGTTAGTCGTCCTCGATTTCGTCTCCCATCTCCTCCCCCAGCGACCCCGCCAACGCCTCGCCCTCGATCCATGAGACAAGAAACTCGCCCTCTGCATCTCGCCTGAAGGCCTCTTTCACCGCCTCAGTCTCGCTTTCCGCCCTCACCCTGACCCTCAGCGCCTTCTCCATCACCACCACGAACGTCTTCATGCCCGTGCCCTCCACTTCTGCGGCTGCTGGACCTTGGGCCATGATTCACCCTCGTTGACCCGTCTGACGGCCTCCTTGACCTTTTCGACGTACCCTTGCCTCACCCACACCTCCAGCCGAATCATGCCCTCCGCAACGCGACGTGCGCGCTCAGCCTGCTTGTTCAGCCGCTTCTGTGCCTTTCTTTCTTCAGTCATCACTTTCTGCACTTGTCTCTCCTTTCTTGTCCTTAACCCACAGTCTCCCCGGCCCTTGGGCCGTGAACCGTTGATCTTGATGCAGTCTCCATCCCTCCTCGTCCGGCGGACGTTTTGCGACGCAAAACAGCATCCCCTTGGCCACGTAAACCGTGACCGAGGGGGCTGTAGCCTTGCCCGCGCGAACGATGGCCCTTGGATCGACGTGAGGGTCGATGCCAAGGGTATTCGCGACAACCTTGTAGGCCGTCATATCACCAGTCTGGGGATAGGTTGGCCGCGAAGCGGGGGTTTGTGAACCCAAGTTGCGTGGCCCATGGTTCTGGGATGAAGTACCGATTGCGGTGGTCATAGACCTCGTTCGTTGTCGCGCGGACCACGAACGTATGCACGGACGCTCTCTTGCGGTCGTTCGCGTTCGGCGTGTTGGGATTCCCGCGCCACTCGCGCCACGGGTCAGTCTCGGCGCTGTCCACCACCTTGAACACCGCGTTCCGGGGCAGCAGGCCGGCATGCAGCCGCGCACATTCGCGTGCCTCTGCGTCGGCCTCCTTGCGGGTCGGGAAGCGATACCCCTGCGCGGCGGTTCCCCCTGTCACCCGCGCAAGCATGGGGCGGTAGATCGTATCAAAAAAGTACTTCACGTCCTTCTGAAAGGGGGTCAATGCGATCATATCTGGTCTCCTTCGTTGGTTATTTCAGCGTCCACGGGTTTGTCTTCAGAGGGGTCTGGTGCAGCCTCGGGGTTGTCATCAAGTCCTTTCCAAAATGGAAACAATTTCAGGGCGGCGTACTTCTCCATCCATTTCATGAATTTGATGGTGCCGAGGTAGTTGTGGCCGCGATCAATGCGATAGGAAACATTGGCGTTGTGTCGAAGGTGGAAATGGATAATCCATGACAGCACCTCGACGGACAGCTTCTCCCCGCACTCGACCATCTCTAGGTAGGGTTCTTTGATCTCCTCCGAGTACTTCCATGTGAAGATAACGTTGGCTTCACTGGGTTTCATCCATTCAGGGATTGCCGCCTCTGTTCTCCACGCACAGACGTACTTCTGGCACGGGTCCTCGGGCCGTGTCTCGTAAATACTGCACCCGCCAGTCTTCATGAAATGGCACTTCCTTCCCGGGTACATCGGATAGGTCTGGATGGTGGAATACAGCCAGCCCTCGCAGCACCGCGTGCATCCCCCGCACTCCCTGATCGTAGGTCTCATTCGTTTGTTTCTCCTTCTTCGTTAATTACTTTGGTCCACAACTTCCTGACGTGTTCCCAAGCCTTACGGTCCATGTCATGCCCGAGTGGATGAAAAGAATCTCCCCGTTTGCGAGACTCATCGTCCCGCACAAACTCTTCCTCAACATCGCGCTGGATGATGGCCTTGGTGTTTTCGCCGAGTTCATTCCACGAGCCAATCAAAAGATTGCAAAAGTCGGACACAGCATAGGTCATGCGCCCCATGTAGTACCGTGTCGCACCGACCCAGAGAGTGAGCTCATGTTGTGGTGACATTTTGTTCATTGGTCATTTCTCGCACGTATTGCATCGGCAATGTCGTGCCGGTAGATCGCTATCTCTGCAATCTTCGCACAGGCTTCGCGCTCGGCAAGTACAGCACTCTGTTTGACGAGTCGGGCGAAGCGTTCCAGCGCTGGTCCGTGCAGCTCGGCCAGTGACATGCCATAGCCTGCCTCCTGCGCCATGCGGACAATATCGTCTTGAGTCATTCTCTCCTCCTCAAAATCTCCGGCGTTCCGTAGCCGTAGCCATCGCCGTATCCGGAGCCTTGGGACCCGGCCAGCCGGAGCCATCGCCGGAGCCGGAGATGTAGCAATCGCCGGAGCCGTAGCCGGAGCCGTAGCCGGAGCCGGAGCCGTAGCCGGAGCCGTAGCCGGAGCCATAGCCATAGCCATAGCCATAGCCATCGCCGTAGCCGTAGCTGGAGTTGGAGCCGGAGCCGAAACCGTTTCCTACTGGTAGGAAGTTCATCACGCTTTCTTCAGGTCTCATTCTTTCCTCCTCAAAATCTCCGGCGTTCCGTAGCCGTATCCGAAGCCGAAGCCGTAGCCATAGCCATCTCCGGAGCCGTTACCGTAGCCGTCACCGTAGCCGTCACCGTAGCCGTTACCGTAGCCGTCACCGTAGCCGTCACCGTAGCCGTCACCGTAGCCGTAGCCGTAGCCGTAGCCGGAGCCGGAGCCGGAGCCGGAGCCGGAGCCGGAGCCGTAGCCTTTTCCTACCAGTATGAAGTTCATCACACTCCCCAGTCGTCCGACACAAGCACCGAGAAAATTTCAGACTGAGCCGGAATCTCGACCCGTGTCTTCATCTTCCGAAGTGTGACGTTGTCGTCTTTTGGATTTGCGATCACACCGTCGAATCCAATCGACTCCCACCTGAAAACCCATACCGCTCTGTCCAAAAAGATGCGATTGCCCTCGCGCGTCACATCGCCCGCAAAGATCCAACCGCGATCCACAACGACAACCGCGCGTGTGCCCGCAGCACGAACAACCGGCGCATACTCAATACCATCAATAATCACATTAGCCATTTTTACTTCTCCCCCTTGGTTACAAATGTGACGAGCATGCTTGGGAACGGTGCGGAATTCTTGACCCCACCGAACTTCAAACGCCCGCGCAGGAACTCTACTTTGCCGTGCGGAAAACACAGCTCGTGAAACCACTTGGTGTCCGTCCGCGCAGGTAACAGACAGACGACAAGACTGGCCGTGGTCCGTGAAGCGTGAAGCGCTTTGTCGATCCACAGCCCAATCTCCCTGCCATAAGGCGGATTCATCCACACCCGCCCTGACCATTCCTGCGACAATCCGTCCTGTTCCTTGGTGAAGTAATGCGCGCATTTCGCATTCTCAGGAGTAGCGCACACGTCCAAAGTAAAGTGATGCACGGCGTCCAGCCTGTCGAATAAATCCTGTGGCGTCGCCCACTCAGGTGTAGCGCTAGTGAATAGCCCGGTGTTGATCATCTTTCCTCGATTTCTTTCTTAACTAGACTCGGCATCAACTCTATAATAATCTTCGCGCACTCTAATGCCACCTGCCGGTGCTCTTTCTGGGTAGAAGAGTCGGTGCGAACATCAAGGTAGTGAATCCACGAACGGACGCTACCGTTCATATAGAGCACGCTCTCCATCATCCCCTCGGGCAGCAGGGCCCGTGCGACTTCTTTTGCAATGCCGTTTTCCCTCGCCCACTTATACCCGTCAAGTGCTGCTTTTATGATTTCATTCTGGTACGCATCCCAGCGTTGCTGTAACTCCGGGCCGACGCCTTCGATAGAATTCTGTCGGTTCTTAGGATCGTGCAGCCGCGCTTCCCGGAAAACATACCCAAGCTCTGTCGGATCGGCGTAGCGTTGCGAGAATTCCTGAAAAGAAAAACTACGGTGCCGTAACATCTGCCGGGCGATGTCCCGGGTGGTTTTGACCTCCATACAAACATTCACCAGCTCGAACGGCGACCAATGCTTGTGATCAATCAAATACCGCAACAACTTGTCAGCCGTCGCGTGATTGTCTTGGTTTTGCGGGTTACTCACTCGCGCGCAGTAAGCAATCAACTGCTCCGGGGCCATGATTCCCAGAGGCGTTGTGGTGTACGAGATTAGTCTTACGTGCATGCTATTTATCCCCCTCACGTAAGGCGGCATAGGCGCGCTTGACCACTGGAGCCATCATGTTCCCCTGCTCCGTTTCAAATTCGATGTGCTCAGCGGTCCAGCATTCTTCTGGATGGTACTCGTCCAACAACTCCTTCAAGGATTCTCTGAGCAATTTGTTCTGGTTCATTAGATCAATGTGATCTTGCAGCAAACAATCCGCAATCTTCTCAATCATGTCGTTCATGCCCACAACTCCTATTCCCATTCTTTTTCTAGCAGTCCATTCTTATCCATCACCGCGATCTCTATATCCACCGCTACTGCATACACGGCGTCAAGTAATAAAGGGTCGGTAATTTTCATATTTCCATTTATAATCTCGATCATTTCTTCATGCGTTAAACCCAAGCTCCCTCCTTTGCAGGACATCGCCTTAATTAAGGTTTTGGTTTTCATTTTCATGATATTTCAACACCGTAGATGATGCCGTTAAACACTCGTTCACTGTTCTTGTACAGTGTTTTGTTGTTGGCCTCATGGTACAGGGTCATGATGATGAACTTCTCATCTTCCGTGAACTTAGTTTTATGTAGGAATGTATAGGGAAAGTTCATAGTGCACTTGATACCATCATCGATGGTCGTCACTCGGATGTATGGGACCTTTGCATATTGCTCGCTCATGATGGCACTCCTTCTACTGTTCATGCCCACAGCTCCTCCTGTTCGTAATACCCCGCCATACGGTCCGCTTCATATTCCAGAAGGTCCCGCGCGTCCTGTTCAATCTCTTCGATCTCCGCGTCCGTCAGGTCGTAAACCCTCTCTCCGCCCATGAACACGTCGAAGTCGAGGAAGCCCTGCTCCTCGGGATACCACGTGTCCGGGTGGCCCGAGGACTGCCCGGGACGATCCGGGCAGTAGGCAGTGACGACAACGGTGGCGGGCTCGCCGCGCAGTGTGATGTCAAACTCCATGACGCACCTCCTCACGCTTCCACAGGCTCTCAGCAGAGCGCCGTGCATGCACGGCAAACCCGGCGCAAATGGTTTTCCCAAGCTCCATGAGCCCTGATTTCTTGTCCATGTCCAACTCTGGGTCGTACAGGTCCGCGACCATGTTGACGAGGTCTACGGGAGATGTGTTGAGCATCTCGATCCTGCCCTCGCGTTCTGTCCAGTCGGAGATGATGTAGGCCTGCTCCTGACGATGGAGCTTGTCCCATGAGCCTCGGCCCTCGGCCAGTGCGCCGCGTGCAACAGTTTCCCAGTTCATGAGCGCACCTCGTCGAAGTCACGGTTGAAGCCGACGAGGTCGAGCAGCTGGTCCCACTGAGCCTGTTTGTGCCACTCGGCAAGGCCCTTGAACCAGCGGACATTGGCTTCGCTTGGCAGGAAGTGCCAAGCGTCGTGGAACAGCGTCACGTAGTGACGGTCATCGAATGTGTATCGCATGATCTTCTCCTGTATTCACACGCTCAAACAGCGTGGGAGAGAGTCTACGTCCGGACTCTATCCCACGTCAACACCCTGTCACCGTTTTTTTGCGAGACCTCCGTGTCGAAGCCCCTGCAGGTATTTGTTGCGGTCTTTGATAGCCTTGAGCGTTCCCGGGAGGGATGGGGCCCGTGGTCCTTGGGCCTTGGCTGGGGCAGCCTTAGCTCGTGTCGCGGGGACGGCGGGTTTCGCCACCTTGGGCCTTACAGTGGGCGCAACGGCCTTGCGGGGTTGCGAGTAGGCCTCCTGTTCGGCAGCGAGCGCGTTCATATCACGCGTCCAGCGCTGCTGTTTGGCAGCGGGCCATGTATAGAAGTCCGGGGGCGGGGTGAGTTTTGGCATGACGGGTCCTTGGTTACTGTTCTCTTTATTGCGGGTTCCTGTATTGAGCTTGTGATCTGCTATTTGCAAGACTCACGCATCTTGATGTTACCTACTGTTTTTTTTATTTTTCTGCTTCCCCGATGTATTTTAACGAAACACCCGGAGAAATAAGGTAACTTGTCCCATGCTCGTCTTGCATTTCTACTGCGTCATAGCCTAATTGTTTTGCAATTTGGCCTCGCATTTTTTGAGCAACCATGCTGGCTTCTGCGTAGTCATCAGCCAATCCCGCAGACAAAGCCAACTCATCGGCGTCGCTCGTTTCTTCAATGATTGCTTTCCATGCCGATTCAAACTCTGGATCATTTTCCTTTATTTTTGTTATTTTGCTGAATACATCTAAGACTTTTTTGTACGGTAATTCATAGTTCAAATCGTAATTCGTTAAAATTTTATGCTCCGGAATATCCGCAAAATAATTGTGACCGGACCCATGCCCGCGCACTTTCCCGACAGACGCAAAAAAACCATCAAATGTCCCGCCCTTTGGGACTTGCTCAAACCCTGAGTCGTGCCCCCCGTGGTATAAACGAAGATATCCTTCTTTTTCTGGAATATCTTCGGCGTTACTTGCCGCCATTTTTTGAGCACCCTCCCCAGTCCCAATTTGCGAAGCCCTGAACTCCCCAAGAGGATTGTCTGGCGTAGGCTCAAACTTATGCGGGGTGCCGTGGTACACCGTGGGCATGTTGAGGACGCCGGGGGCATAACGCGCCGTGGCCACGCCCGGAGCACTGACGTTCATGGCCATTTCCATGGCCTGTTCTGGCGTTACTTCCTCTCCTTCCATCGCACGGCGAGGGAGGGTAAACGCATCGAGCATTGACTTGGCAGTATTGCTATAGCCGAGGCCCCACTCTCTTTCCTTCTCACCCTGTTTGTTCTTTCGCATGCGGACGGGAAGGACGTTTCCGTATTCCCAGCCGGGCTCACGCTTCGTACTTCCAAGGGCGGAGCGAATGAACTCGTTAACGGAATCCTTCTTTGGCGAAGAGGGCTTCGGAGAAGAGGGCTTTGGCATGACGGGTCCTCAGATGAGCTTTTTGATCAAACGGTCGAGGTACCACTTCGCTTTGCGGAGGTCCTCGACGCCGTTCTTTTCTTTCCAGCGCCAGATGTACTTAACGACTTGTGCGGTGTAGACGGCTTCGAAGCCGGCGAGGTTTTCAGTCACCGCGTCGATGCAGTCGATGCACTCAAGGTTGCCCCTCTGATAGTGCGCTGGGCGATTTACGTTGTCGGTCGGCATTGCGTGGTCGCCGAGCACTTGCCAGCGGTCTGGCTCTACGGGGACGAATTTTTTCATTGAGGAGAATCTCCCAGCGGTCTGGCATCTGCAGGTCATAGACTAGGTAATGGATTGCGCGGCGTAGGGTGTCGATGTCATCTCTGAAACTCCCTAGGCCAAGATTACATGGTGAACACAGCAGGCCCCGCACGCGCTTGGACGAGTGACAATGGTCCACGAACAATCGTGAGCGCGACGGCGGCTTTTGGCAAATCTCACACACCCCTCCAACACTTGCGATCATACGCTGGAGCTGGTCGGAGGTTATGCCGTATCTTTTTTTCAAATCCTCTTCGGAGCGTTTCTTCTTGGCCTCTGGGCCGCTGCGATATTTTGCGCGTAAATATTTTTGGCAGACTTTGCATGTGTGCTGTTTGCCGAGAGGTTTGGTTAAGGATGCGAAAAATTCTGTGAGGGGTTTTATTTCGTGGCAGTAACCACAGCGTCTTTTATTTTGCAGTCCCAAAACGTTTGTCATACGAGCGAAGACCTCCGAGCCCTAAGAGCCCGAGCAGAATCACGATGAGGTCCCCCAAATCCACTGCCGGGATTGGCGTGGAATTTCCCGCAAGCAACAGCACCCATCCGGCCAACGGTCGACCAATGTAGTGCCATGCCAAGGCAGAGCCGCACACCCATCCCACAAAGGGACGCCACCGCGAGGTGAACGGGTCGGTGCTGGCTGCTTCGACTTTGTTGACATCGGCCTGCATCTGCATAGCTTGGATGTCTGCATCAAGCTGTTTGAACTCGCCTGCCTGCTTCATCTTCTCCAGTTCGAGAAGCGCGGCAGCTTTCTGTGCAGGGTCTGGCCATGCACGGTCGATTATTTTTCCGACGACTCCAGCGATTGCGTCTGCGATCATGCCATGTTCCCGTAGCGTAGACTGAAATGGTTCCCGTCTTGACGGCGGAAGTCTCCGCCCCACGCACAGTCAGGGTGAAGAGACTTCCAGTACTTGCCGAGCGGCGCATAGGCCGCTGTGTCGGTCTGGTATTTTTCTTTGATGAACAAGTTCAGGTCGATGGCCAGACGTTCGCAGTGCAGGCTGGTGGCCGAGCCGATGCCACGCTCCGCGTATATTTTCGCCGCCTCGGGAGAGCGATAGGCATCGCCCACGGTCAACTCAAACCCGTTGTCGTACGCCCAGAGAATGAGCTTGCCGACATAGAGCGTAAAGCGCCGCTGTCGCTGTCCGAGGGTTTCGATCATTTTTTACTACCGGGAAGTTCTTTATAGAACTGCTTAAATTTAGGCGTTTTATATGCCCCAGAAGCATACGGAATAGCTTCTTTTTTTGTATTGAACCGATAGTAATCTCCGCGTTTGATGGCGGAACTAAAAGCGCTTGGAACGCTAGAGAACTTTTTAAGTTTACCACCTATGTTTTGTACGGTGGGGAAGACGTACCATTTCCCATCTTCTCCTCGCTCCGCAGCCATTCGATGGGTTTCAACCTGTCCGTTTTTATTACGCAAAACAGGAGACCGCTCAGGATAATCTATCCTTTTTTGAAAATCCGGGCTGGTATAGGGCATAGGCTCAAGGGGCAGTTTAGCGCCCCCTTTAGCCAGATTCCTCACAGCCTTCTTAGCGGTCTTTTTAGGTTCTCTCACTTGCGCTTCTGCCGACGTACCTCGCCGCCGTAGCGAAGGCCCTGCATCATGGCCATGGCTTCATCCGGCGTCACCAGTTTTTGGCGGTGTGCTTCTACTGCACTACGAACCCTTTGTGCTTTTTTGGAGGTCCCCGGCTTGTATTTACGCTTACGTGTAGTGCTTCGAATTGTGTCCTGACGTGCTCCAGTGGACACGGAGGAAATGTCCCGCCCCTGTCGAGCAGTGGGTCTGCTCAGGGTAGCGGATGCACGCGGCTTACGCTTTCCAATGACGTCCGCCTTAGGGGCGTAAATAGAGGCTTTCTTTTCTTTAACCTTAGCCGGCTTAGGCGCGGCAAGTCGCGGAGGTGGGCTTCCCAAACGAGGGGTACTACTCGACCCCAAACGCGGCATCGCCGCTGGCGCAGAAAGTCCTGCAGGTTCCTGCTGCGGGTAAGAGCGCCCACGAAAAACAGCCCGTGGGCCGCTTTCAGTCATAGCGCCGCCAGAGGTCCGTGGTGCGCGGGCCTTGGGCTTACCTTTCCCGAACAACAAAGAGACCCCCGAGGCCATGCCTTCCCCGAAACCCTTTGCCATGTCCCCCGCGTAGTTCGAAAGACTTTCCGCCATTCCGGGGCGTCGTTTGTTTGCTGGCGCGGCGGTGCTGGTGCTTGGAACGGGCTTCATCGAGCCGCCCCATGAGGGTCGATATTTTCCAGACACGTCAGAGACGGGGGGCAGCATAGACTTTGTAGAGGGCATCTCTGCTTTTGAAGCAGGGGGTGTTGCAGCTGCCCTAGCGCGTGGCGTTTCTTCCGAGGGATCTTGGGCCGTATCAGACTTTGATCTGAACTGGAGTTTCCCGGTAGGCCCACGAGTTAGAACGAGGTCGGGATCGTTCAAGTATTTATCCAGTTCCGCCATTCGCGCATCAAGGCGCGCAATTTCGGACTTCGACATTTTTTTCACTTTGATTTTCCTTTTTTAGCTGTGCGCTTCGATACACGAAACGCCTTGTCCGTTGGGGAGCCTTTGCTCCCCGGGGCGCGCATCTTTTCGCCAGAGCCCGCAGCGATGCGGGCTCGTTTGGCGTGGATGTTGGCATATAGGCCTGAGGCGGCTTTGCGGGGCATCATTTCTCCTTGAACGTAGTTAGCAATCGCTTGCCGCGCAGCCAGCCCGATTTTCTCTGCGGCCTGAAACAATGGACGTGCTTCTGGAGCCCTTTTAATGAGTTCTTTTTCGAAGTCAGGGTTATCCATTAGCTGACGCTTTTGAGCTGGATTCATTCTCGATTTCCCCCTTACTTCTTCCCTCGTGTCGGCTTGGCCATGCGGCCACGCACTGCGGGTTTAGTCATGCGGCCCCGCCCTGCGGGCTTGGCCATGCGACCTTGCGCTGCGGCCTTTTTCTTGGCCTCGCCGCCTTTCCTGAAGCGCGGCAGCGGCGTCCCAAACTGCTGCAATTGCTGCAACTGCTCCTGCGTCAACGGCTGCGGCTCACGACCCAGATGCCCATACCGAGCAGCCATCGCAGGATCCCGCAAGTCGATGGTCTCCGGCGACTGATAATCCGGATGCATTTTTGGGTCCATTCCCTGCCCCGCGCCCAGTCCCTGCATACCCTGCATCCCCTGCCGCTGCGGCATTGCGGGGTATACCTGCGCCGTCGGTCCTGACGGCATTGCGGGGTATACCTGCGCCGTCGGTCCTGCTGTAGGAGCACCTGCCCTGACAGACTGCATGAACTGCTGCTGCCCTTGCTGCGGCATCCCCTGCCGCTGCTGCGCGGCCTGCTCCAGCTGCCTTTGATACTGCTGTTGCATTGCTGGGTCCATCCCCTGCAGCCCTGAATGCCCGCCAATCCCACCAGCAGCGCGCATCCCCTGCCGCTGCTGCATCATCTGAGCGTACTGCTGCATTGCCGGGCTCATTCCCTGCGGCATCCCCTGCGGCTGCGGCGGAGTGCGAACGGGGCGATTGATTGGAGGAGTGATCCCCGGAATGTTGGGCCGAGACGGAGGAGACATCATCCCACCGCCGTTGTTGGCAATCATCGAACCACCCATGCCCGGACGAGGCACTCCACGGCCCATGCCACCGCCATTGTTGGCAATCATCGAACCACCCATGCCCGGACGCGGGACGGCCATCCCGCGTCCGGGGACGGCCATTCCCGGACGCGCTGCAGGAGTAGTCGCCATCGCGGTCCGAGCGGGAGTAGTCGCCATCGCGGTCCGAGCGGGAGCGGCCACACCACCTACCTGATACTTCTGGACAGGAACCTTGCCCTTGGCCATGACCTTTTTAGCAGCGGGCTTCTTAGCAGCGGGCTTCTTCGCCATGACCTTCTTGCCGCGACCGGGCATCGCCTTCTTCGGAGTTCGCATTTAATTTCCTTCCTATCTGGAACGAGGCCGCGCACGACCTATGGGTTTGACTGACCCCCCTCGCCAGAACTTTGCTTGTGGTGTTGGAACCTCTTCCATGCGTTGCGAGGCAACTGGAACAGGTTTTTTTCTGGTGAGAGGGGTTTTTTTGCGGGGGATTACCGCTTGGGCATTAGGAGATCGAATAGATGGCTTCGTGGGCCGTGGTCCACGCACGTTCAAAAGAGACGCCATAAGCTCTTCTTGCGTCTCTTTTTTAGGGACAACATTGTCCCCTTCTTTAGGGGCAACGTTGCCGCCGCCGGAGTACCGGCGCGGCTTGCGCTTTTTTGGCATTGACGGGGCCCTTAATCTGTGCCATCCAGCCCTAATCGTACTCTCCAAGCGCGTCTGGGGCAATTCCGTCGTTCCAGTTCCGCTGCCCATGCCATCG